CATCAATGACTTTAACTGTGCTTCTTCTTGCATTTTGGCACGTGCCCACTCTAGTACTTCAACAGTTTCTTTGCTAAAATTGATTGAAGTATCTCCACCCAGGGTATGCCATGACATACCGTTATAAACTTCAACTTCGCTGCTGTTGTAATTGTATCTTAAAAGGCCGGCACTTTGAGCGCCAGGACTGTAGCTGTGATTTGCAAAATTATAACCTTTGTTTATTACCAAGTAATCTTCATTGGTGTGTATATTTCTAATCATACAAAATCCGCAGTTAGAAAAGTCACTGTAAAGCCAATTATCAAATAAATCATTGCATGTAAGAATTGATCAATACCAATCCAAACCCAGAATGCATCGGATTCTACATTTATTTTAACTGTGGCTCTACGATGCATAAAGTCAAAAATGTAATGCATTACACTATCAAATACTGCAATTATGATGCAGGCTTGAATGTTAAGAAAATGCATGAGAATTACATAAGTCAATGCACCGTGTAGGCCAGCATGTTGTAGGCCACCTATTCTACCAAGGTGTCCTTTATCTTTGATCATTCTATCACTTTGCCAACAGAAGTCTGCTAGAAAGTGTTTGAAAAACAGCAGGGCCAATATCAGCCATGTGATCATACTGTACCTTCTTCAACCACAGTGGTTGTCCAATTTCTGCCGCGAATATATCGTTGTGCTTGTTCTATGGTATCAAACATTTTGGTTGTAGAAGATATTCCATCCGGGCTGTATGATTTGAGTGTACGCCAAAACTTGAAACCAAATAACCATCGTACTTCAAGTTGTATAGTGTAAAAAGTTACGGCATTGCCGTCTTCAAATTTAACAATTCTATATCTATCAGTCACGCCGGATACTCCGCACCTAAGAATTCACTAAAACTTTGACTTTGCTCACTCAATCTATTCAATTCATACTTGCCACAGAACTTTAGAAACTGAGCACCAACCATAGGGCGACTTTTCTTAACAGCATTTGCAGCGATTGTTTCTGCTATTTTGGCCTTGATCTCCGCAGGTTGTGCAGTAAGATCAACTAGCACTCTATTGCGTTCATAGTCATCTAACACTCGATGTTCCACACCGTTATGGTCTGTCCATCGCTGAAGCATAAGGTTATTCCAAGCATATCCTTTTTTATGTTGGTCAGCAAAAGCTTCAGTGAGACCAATTTTGTTTTTCGAACCCTTGGTCCTAACACCCGGATAGGCGGAAAAGATATTATCTGTCGGATCTCCGCGCATACACTTCTCAAACAGGATCCACTGCGGATCAGGGATACGCTTGGGTTCCTTAGTCTTTTTATCAATTACCAATTTGCCTTTCTTGTCAAGAATGCCTTCTAGCGTGTGGAGTTCGTCGGCAACACCGTTATATTGCTGTACATTCGGCGCCAATAGCTGGTAGAAGTCAGTGTCAGAGGAAATGATAACATGATCGTCATTGGGGTGTTTGTGTATGAATCCTGCAATAAGATCATCTGCTTCAAGCTCTGGATGTTGAAGAACTGTGCAATTAGTCTTTTCTGCGAGGAACGTTTTAAGGTTATCAAACGCTTCCCAAAATAATTTGTCCTCTTCCTGCTCGGATTCAGTGAGGGCTGCACGAGCAACTGCACGATTCTTTTTGTACGGCTCGTAATAATCTTTTCGCCATGACCGTCCTTCCAAACAGAATACCACATGATCGGCTTTCTGATCCCGCCAAGCCTTATTAACCGAACCAAGGGTAACATGGATAGCAAATCCTAATCTATCCCAAGTGTCCGATTGACGGTGAGCCGAATGACGAGCGCGAAAGAATGTGTTTGCGGTGTCTACAATAAGATATCTCATACACTAATAGTAGCATATTATTCGTTCATGGTCAAGAACATATTGGCTAAATTTAGATGTGATTTAGGCCCACTATGAATTTGGTCTCTGGCCAAATCCCCGGGCACATGCCAATCTGTTGTATCGTATTGTAATTGATGTAAATCAAAATTGTGTAATTTTTTTAAAATGTCAACTATTTTTTGATTTTTATAAAACCGTTGATAACTATTAGATTCATCCATATACCAGGCGTGTTCTAGTTTGGCACAATGTGGTAAAATTTCTACGATTCTATCATTGTGATATTCTTCGAATCTATTAAAGGGAGGCCATAAAATATAAACTGATTTGACATCAAAAAGTCCAGAAATGTTAGTTAGAAATCTAGCAACAGTATCTGTGCTTGCTCCGCCCAAGCCTAAATTTAAAGTTTTAATTTTTGTTTGTTTTTCTATTAAAGAAGGCCAAGTCATTTCAATTGGCAATCCTATACCCATAGTGTGACTACATCCTAAAGATATGTTTATTTGTTCATTTTTAATATCTTCAAATTCATGAGTTCTAAAACCATGACTGTTCATAATGTAAGTAACTGGAAAAGTCCAATTTGGGTCAATGTTACAAATTTGATCAGTACCACAATAGAGTTCGGTTCTATTTCTTGGATAATAACTCCATGCATAAGGTAATTTTTGTTCTAGCCAAAAGTCTAAAGTCATAACAACACTTTAATGTAAGGTAATAAAAATTCTGCCCATTTTTTATGACCATCCGCTCTAAAATGATTCCATTTAGATTTACTAAATCCTAAATCATCCAAATAACTTTGATAACTCCATTTATCATACGGCCTGATATAATTATCGCCCCAATCAATTTGGCGTAGTGTTCTGTAATAATTGAACGTGCTACATGTATTAAAAAACAAATGTGGTATCTTTAGATCAAGAAGTTTATAATGTAACGCAACAATTTTATTGTGGGCATCTATGGCCTTTGTTTCCCAATTTAAGTTTATAACGTATTCTTTATATTTTTGTTTTATCTCTTCGGGCCAATCATGTCCAACACCACTTGCATTAATTTGCCACCATTCGCCTTCGGCAAACCACTCTTCTCTTTCCCAAGTACTCCATCCAATTACAACTATATCTGGACGGTCGTTTTCCAAGTATTCGTTCGTTACCCGTATGATTCGATCATTTGATCCGGCTGATCTAGATTGATTTACAATATCATATCCTAACAAATCAGCAAGAACTTTGCCATAGCAATATTTTAAATTTTCCGGGTCAGGAGCCCATCTATTTTCGTACTGTACAGATGGGTCTCTATCCATTATAAACGCATGATCATTGACTGCCTCTGCCCCGGCACTATGACTGTCTCCATTTACATACAGAACTGGCATTAGCTTATTTCAGTCCTTCCATTTCCTAAATCGTTGCGATCAACTCGTCTTGGTCTTGAGTCGTATGGTTGATTGGCTTCCCATTGTTCAAAATTTTCATTTAAAATATTACGACATACACTTTGAAACCATCTATCCACAATCTGATCATCGGTATCATCTTTGCGTTGCATATAACCAGCTTTTACTAATCTAGCAACAAAGACATCATTCCAATCTAGTTCAAAAGAACCATTTGCAATATCATCTGGATCAAGTTCTACACTGACAATATTGATATAAGGTTCTCCTGCTTCAGTGGCCAATTCCTTGGGCGATTTTGATTTTGTTTTAGTTCTTGGTACTTCTTGTTTTATTTCTGCCTTTATTTCTGATTTCTTTTTTAACCAATCGAACATTATGTCCCCCATTCGTTCTTGAATAATGGTACTTGAAGTCTATCTGAATACCTCAAACCATTTTTCATTGCTAACTCTGCTACACGACGATTGTTTAGTGTATACACGCTTTCTACACCGCCCACTGGCATTAGATATACAGATCCTCTAAATCCAGCGTCGCGGTATTCTTTGACTGCCCGCAATGCATCTGTCACATCTTCTTCTGTGGCCACAACAAATTTTAAATATGTGTGCCCAATTGTTTGATATCTATAAACAACATCAGGACGTATGGCTTCAGACCAAGACTCACCACTTGCTGGTAGTTTAGCACTAACACTGAATGTGACTTCTCTACTGAAATTGACACCTGGCATTTGCCATTCTAATAGATACTCAGCAAACTCTTCAGACAACTCTTGTGTGCCATTTGTCTCAAACGTAATTTCTTTCAACTTACGCATACGCGGATGGTTTAGCAAATCTGGATATGCTCGTTGCCATCCTAGTAATGGTTCTCCACCAGTGATTACTAAATGTTCGTCCCGCCATTTACCATGTGGCAATATCTCCATGATACGATCCGCAATAGCATTGCTAGTAAGTAAAGGACTTAGATCTTTAAATCTTGGATCCCACGACGCATAGCTATCACATCCAGTACTTACAAGCGGTAGTTGTTCGTATTTTGTATATTTGGTGGGATCGACATTGTTGGCCTCATCGCTGAGTTGACCTCGAGGCATGCCAAATCCTGCACATTTAAAGTTGCATCCAAAGGTGCGAAGGAACACACTAGGAACACCCATGTATCTACCTTCTCCTTGAATGCTGTAAAAAAGTTCTGCAATTTTAATTTTAGACATAGTCATAATAGTATATTATAAATATTTAGATGAAGCAAACAATACTTGACAATTTTTTTGCCAATAATAGTAAATTAGATTTTCAAGTTGAATGTAAAGAAGATTTAACGGCTGAATGGATATTGAACAAAAGCCATATACCGTATTTATCTTTATCTTTAACAGATGTTCCTTATCGTGACATGCTTGCTGAAGCCGGTAGTCTTGATTCATTGTTTGTCGAACACAGAAGTAATGATAGTCAAGGATGGTCGAGTCTTTGTATTCATGGTATAAGCAGTCAACACACAGACCATTATGCGGTATATCCTGAATATGCACATTTAACCAACGATACAGTTCCATATGATTGGACAGAAATTAAACATCGATGTCCGGTAACAGTTGAATATTTCAAAAATTTATTTCCTTACGATGTTTATCATAGAATACGTTTTATGAAACTTGATCCAGGCGGATACATACTACCACATTCTGATAGCTCTGATTTATCATTACGTGCTGTAAATTTAAGCTTAAACAATCCGGTTGGGTGTAATTTTGTTTTTGAAAAATATGGAATAGTTCCATTTAACAATTCTGGTAGTGCATTTTTAGTTGCTAACGGATATAAACATTCTGTTTGGAACTTGAGTCATGAGCCCCGATATCATATTATTGTACATGGATATGCAATTACAAAATCTTTTTACGATTTAGTCGTTAAAAGTTATAAGTCCTTGATGCCAAGTATCTTCAATATCAAGAATAATAATTGATTCGGCATTCTTTAATTCAAACATAAAATTGTCACGTAAAGATTTCAGCTTTTGCTTTCCGTGTGTAATTAAGCTATATTCCATCCAAAAGGCATTGCTAACCCACAAGTAGTTTGAATTAAAGCCGCTACATATATTGGCAATCTGAAATTGATCTGCTTTATCGTATAAGTTAAGATGTTTAAGCCCAATCTTAATTAATTTATACTTTTGCCAATGTGTTCTAAATTCTTCAGTAGTGCATCCAATCTGATCTAATAGATATCGTAAATTTTCTATATAAGTGCCACGAGGTTGACAAATAAATGACTTAGATAATAAAAATTTAAAATCGTTGCAAATTTCTTCATATTTGTCAATATCACCATTCCAATGATCATGAATAAAACGTTGAAATTCTAATGCAGTATGACTAAAATCAAAATATGTAACAGTAGTTGTTTCGTCAAAACCATTTGTTATCATTGTTGCTACTAATTTCAATCCAGCAGCAACACCTATGTAATGATCTATTTGTGATTCTATAGGTGGTCTTTGCAATGGTTCTGTGTTTAAAACATAAAATTGTTTTTGTACTTGATTATTCAAATGTCCAATTAGTTCCGCATAATGTTTTTGTTCGTATATAGTGCCAGTATATTCTTCGCCTTCGAGAAATTTATTAAATTGTTTCCATTGTTGATCTGGGTAAAGATGAAATTTATTTTTACGAAGATGTTCGGGTACATTGACAATTTTATGCCCCATTTTGATAAATTCTCTAATGGCTTCTGCACCTACTTGCATTTCTTTTACTGAATATTGTTTATGTGTAAACTTGCCCATTATCCAGTATGGTGTATAGTCATCGTGAAAGTTTTCATTACTAACTAAAATTTCGTTAGCAACAAATGTTTCGGCTTTGCCCGAATATTCCCATAACGGATAGCCAGCCTTAGTCCATTCTTGATAATTGAATGCAAACAATTGTGGATGGATATGTGGATATTGGTCTTTGAAGTTTAGAATGTGCCCTATCAATGGACTATTTTCTTTTAGAGCTTCAATAATAAGTTTATCGTATAGATTTCTATCTTGTGTACAATGCCCAGCAGAAACAACAACTACCCAATCAGTAAAAGGATCAAGGTTACCAACAGCAAAATCTAAATCAGTTACATGATGTACTTCGAAGTCAGAGTCAAAAGGTAACTGCTGATAAAAGTCACCTAGGTCCATTACACGATGTTGGTAATTGGGATCTAAGTGAGTAATGTTGTTGTACTTTAAAAGAACTTTCTTCATTCAGAGATAAATACTCGAACTACATAGTCATATGATCTATCAATACGGCTATAATCATCACAACCAGTAGCAATAATAATACGACCAAAACATAATCTAGGATCGTCATTGGTTTCTATGCCCCATCGGTTTTTAAAAAACTCTTGATGTTGGCTAACCCACGATTTAAACCCTTGTACATCATTGAAGATATGGCTATCGTCGGGAATAAACCACTTTGTACCAGAGCCAACTTTGTGTTGTATTACACAACTGGTATACAAACTTGCATCATCCTGATGTAAGAAACTATTATGAGGACTACGTCCTACATGACTAAAATCGTCTTGTATAAAATTAGTGCAAGGTTCTGTTGTAAACTCTTGATAGTCATCTAGAGTCATATCAATGAGTAATCCTGGTGGAACCCATTGTATTTTTTTAAAGACCACATCAGTAGCCCCTTGCCAAATACTTTCTATATAATGAATATCGTTATGCAACTGTAAATGTTCGGCTGCATGTTCTTTATTATGTTCTATATATCTATGAACTGTATTAACTAGTTCTTGATTGATTGTAGTGCAATTAATTTGTTTGTCTAGTAAAAATTTCATTATACTAGAATCATTTTTAATTGCCTTAGTAATACGTTCTTCATAAACACCAGCATCGTGTTCAAGAAACTTAGGAAACCCATAATCTCTTGGCACTTTATTTTGTACGCTACGAATACATTTTATCCACTTGTTAGAATAAGAACCTGGTCTTATATTAAATTCTAAATCAAGGAATTCTTGTCCTTGCGGGCTCTTAGCACAGCGAATTATAAACTTTTTCATTACCAGTGTCTAATAATGCCTGCTACAATAAACATATTTGTAATTATATAAACAACGATTATTCCCGTCCGAATTAATGCTACACAATCAGATTCATGATCATTTGATGTAGCCTTTTCGCCTAGTGCTTTGGCCCATAGTCTCCAGATATTACGCAAACAAATCCTCATTCCATTCACGATGTCCTTCTCTAAAAGCCATGTTTGATTGTGTTTCGCGTACCTCTACTCGATAACACCAAAGACGTTCAGCTTCACTTGGTCCCCACATGTCGGGAATATAAACACCATTTACATATTTGTACAACATGTCTGCCAAGCCTTCGCAGCCCAGTCTTGGCAATACAGTAAGCTTGGCCAACTTCTTTTCTTGTAATAGTTTGAATGTTTCAATTTCAGGATCATCTTGTGCCACTAGCAATGTATGGTCAAATTGATCTTCTAGTATTGATTTTAGTTCTTTGAGGCCGCCATAGTCAGCAGCCCAATTGCGAACATCTAAATGATCTGTGCCAAAGAAAAACTTCATGCTAAAACTATAGCCGTGAATTAAGTTGCAATGACTATCGGCTCGCCACTGACGATAGGCACAAGGAAAGGCGTCGTGATACTCTTTTGTACTTGTATATTTGTAAACTCTAGATGGATACACTTCTTGTAAAAACATTGAATTCTCCTATATTATATTTTAACATAGGCCTGCAGAATTTATAAAGCGGGATGAATGCCAGAAAGGCCGCTGTGTAGGCTATTATTTATACTTCTTAATTTTCCCACCAATTTTCCCATGGAAATACTACCCAACAAGGATCATCTAGTTTGTTTATGTTGCGTCCACTATAATCAATTTTTTCATAGTTACTGGCTTCGTTGTTTATGACTACTGCGAAACGCACATTGCGATTCCATATTGCTGACCAAGCAGGATGTTTAGGTAAACAACTGCTAGGCCAGTCCTGTCTAATCCATTCCAGTGTTGCACCTGAATCATTGATATCATCCACAATCAATATCTTTTTACGATAGGCAGGATCAGTATCAGCATCGCCGCTGCCACGTTCGTCTTTGGGTACATACCCAAAGGCCTGTTCGGCCATCCATAAATTACTTTCGCTTTCGCCACCGTCGCGCAAACTTACTTTCAGTGTTTCGCAAGGAACACCGAAGTAATGACTGATCATTGTAGCAGGTGTTAAACCACCTCTAGTGATACCTACCACATAGTCAGGTCGCCAATCGCTGTTGGCAATATCTCTGCATAGTTTATGCACCAATCCACGGAATTCACGATTTGATATATGTAATTTTTTCATTTTAATAAGAATATTTCAATTCAAGTTGAGTACGATACTGCCCGTTGTCTACATACATACCTGATACTTTGTATGAAAGATTTTTTGTAATTGTGTCGGTATACACTGATCTCAAATACATATTTACTGGATTATTGACTTTGAATTGTGCATTAGTATACTGTAAATTACCTTGCATGTCAATGCCGGTTGGGAATTCTGCGTTCAAACTACCATTTACAATGTAAGGTCTTACCCCGGCAAAAAATCCAAATTGTTGTGTAGCGTATCCAGTTTCCGCCCATACAGCATGAAAATCATTTACCTTGGTGATTATTCCAGGTTGAATGCTAGTGGTGTTTAAAATATAACCTAGCTGATATTGCCAATTATATTTTTTGTGTGTTATTACAGATTCAAACATTGATGAATAATTGACTGCTCCCCACATACCATTAAATTGAACCCATGGATTGTAACTGAGTGTGGTCATTTGTGCGCTCACAAACGTAGACTCATTTAATGGCAGTAAAGGTGTACCAATACTCCAATTGCCATCAACACCCCCAAATCTTACATGGTCAAATTCATAACGATAGCCACCAACCAAATATTCTGTTTGACTCCGTGGTGTGATTTGATCTGGTACGGTATTTTTTGTCCACCAGTTGGAATCATTTAAAACACTGGGAGAAATATTAACTTGAAAATTTCTCCCAAAAGAATCCAATGACTGTATTGGCAATTTTAAATTCTCAAGTTGAATTCCTGATATGTGTCCTGAAATTGGTAAATTTTTAACGTATAATCCACCAATTGGAGACAAAGCCTTTTCTAAATCTAAAATATGTCCATTGAGATAAACTGTTCCTGTTTTAGCTAAAACTGTATTGACTGAGGCGTCTGACATCCAAGGCCATTGTGTTTTAATAGTGCTTATAGCTTCATCTGAAGTTACTGTGCTAGATCCTAGCAAACTTAAATAAACCGATTGTTTTAGCGTGTTGTTTTCTTTATAATGAACTTCAGTAATTAGATAAAATTTATCGCCGGGCCCATGAATAATGTTGACAATATTACCATTTGTGTTATTTGCACCCGGTTGCATAGCAGTTGCTTGTGTACTAAAATCTGAAAGCACATTTTGAAAAGCTGCTACAAATTTTCCGTCTTTGGTGTTTATAAGAATTTGATGACTGTTGTTGGTGCTGTCAAAATCCCCACCGCTCAACAACAAATCTAGTCTACCGTCACCATTGATGTCAATTAGTTTGGGTTGATAAGATGCACTAGTGTTAGTATTGTAACCTACCAAAACACTATCGGTTTCGTCTGTAAAATTTCCTGCCCCATGGTTTTTTAAGAATTGCACTTCGCTGTATTCCGGCCATTTATTTTGAGTTAGATTAGGTCTACTGATAATAACTGCATCTGTTAACCCAATGCCATCCCAATCCCAGGCAAGTGATCGAACATCATGACTGGGAGGTCTCAACCCATCACCAAAATTATAACCGGCCCATTTAGGTAATGCAAATCTTGGCGTAGGTAGAGTGTTTAATTCTGTAAATGCTAGACTTTGTGTAGGAATATCAATAGTAATAGAGTAAAGTTTATTACTAAATTGTGTACATCCAGCATTACATTGATCTGTTGCAATAATAGAAGCCGTATTATTGCCCAAAAAATCTGCTGCTGCAAAACTACTTGCACTGTGTATTTGTCGATTAAAGGCCGTTTGTATATAGTTGGTAAATGTTCCGTCCTGATTGTTTTTTGCCAATGTTGAGTTTGGGCCATAGTCGGTAAACAAAATGTCTGAATAACCGGTTCCAAAAAAATCATAAACTACTGCGTCATGAGCATTAAAAGTACCTGGATCAATAGTTACCCTTGTGAATCGAGATCCATTATTGTAATAAAGATACGTAGAACTAAAAAAATTATCTACATCAGTATAACCTGCTACCAACATATCTAACCAACCATTTTTATCAAAGTCGGCAAATTTAAGGGTATTTCCTCCTACTACAATATTTTCGCCAGGTTGAAACCATTGACTTGTTTGATCAACAAGTTTTCCGTTATGCCAACCAAGGATATGTATTTTACCATTATTCCATGCGCTACTGGTATTAGGAGTCATTGATCCGGCAGCAATAAAATTTTCGCTACCATTGCCAGTTAGATCCGCTGTGTAGTTTTGAGTGAGTGCCCATGCACCTGTGTTGTTGTCAACCAATGGTGTTATAGTTGCAACTTTGTTTGGGGTAGAATATGGAACTAACGACGACGTTCCAAGTTCAGAAGATTGTATCAGTGGATTACCACCACCTCCACCACAACCAGAAATGAGAATCAATACTGCTGTGGTTATTGCAGCAACACGCATAAAAAATCCATTGAGTAAACTATACGAGTCTATAGTTTAACAAAATGGATCTTATGTGTCAACTTAGTCTCTTTCCATTGCAGCAGCGTCTTTGATAAGGGCAATTAGCTCATCCATATCCTTGCAAAGAATTTTGGCTGTGGCCCAATCTCCGTTATCGTCGCGTCCGCTAATTTCTAGCATAAAACCATTGTCATACATGTAGACACTAAAGTTATCGTTTACTTTTTCAATTTTTTCGTTGAGTTTCATTTTAATCCTTTCTTTTTCTTTGATTCTTCGATACCTGATGCAATCATTTTTTTAAAAATCAGCATTACTCGACCTTTTTCTTTTTCAGACAAGTATTTTACCAACATGAGTTTGTCATCATAACTGTTTGCTCCTTTCAAAAATTCTTCCGGAACTGACAGTTTGGGTTTTTTTGGTTTAAACTTTTTTAAATTAGCTTTTACATCATCGTCATTGTTATTGTTATTATCAGACATTTTGGGTTTATTCTCTCCTTCCTCCAAAAAGTTGTAGTAGACTCAAGAATAGATTAATGAAGTCTAAATACAAGGTTAATGCACCCATCACTTCCGTGGCTGGGCTTGAACTTTCCATAATTTGCTCTCGAATCTTTTGAGTATCATATGCAGTCAATCCCAAAAAGATCAACACCGCTGCGGCACTTACAAACATTTGTAATGCACTTGATCCAATGAAAATATTAATGATGCTGACGACGATTATTGCAATTAATCCTATCATTAAATATTTTCCAACACTATCCAAACTTTTTTTGGTAAAATATCCATAACCACTCATTACACCAAACAAAACTGCTGCACCAAGAAATGCATTCACAATACTGGCTGTGGTATAAACTACAAAAATAGTTGCAAAACTTAAACCCATTAGTGCCGCAAATCCATGCAAACTTAGTTGGGCAGTTGGTTGACTGGGATTGGTTCCCAACACATAACCTACCGCAAA